ACGTGGCCGTTCGTCGGGCTGTGGTAACCGGCGTAAATCAGACATCCTTGAAGCTCCAGGAAACCTTGATGGACGAAATGGGCTGCGATCTGGTGGAGACTTCCGCTCACGCCGGAGCTCGGCCGTCACACGCGGTGTGGCAAGGCAAGATATTCAGCCGGTCAGGCAGGCATCCAAAATATCCGCATTTTGCAACTGCAACGGGTTATGGCACCGGAGAGGGGTTAGGCGGTTGGAACTGTCGGCACAGCTTTTTTCCCTACTTTGAGGGCATGGAACCTACGTACACAAAAGAAGAGCTCAAAGATATGAATGCCAAGAAGTATGAATATAACGGGAAAAAACTCACAGAATATGAAGCCACCCAAATACAGCGGTATATTGAACGGAATATACGTCGCTGGAAACGTGAATTCAAAGCAATGGAAGCCGCCGGGCAGCCTACGGATGAGGCTGCGGCAAAAATTCGGAGCTGGCAGGAACGGCAGAAAGATTTCATTAGGCAAACCGGACTAAAGCGGCAGTATGACAGGGAGAATATTGCAGAATACGGACGTAAAGAAGCAAGAATCGCATAAAGAGGCGCGGAACGATATTATGAAATTAATCTACAATTAAAAAACTAAACCACCAAGCTAAAAAGCAAGGTGGTTTTTTCATACCCAATTTTATTAACGAAGCTCACCAGTAATGGTGGGCTTTTGTTATACAAAAAAAATTACGCCTACCATGCCGGCGTTTAACTGCATGGACGCCCCAGCGCGGAGTGGCCGCGCGTTTATAAATTAAATCTCGGGTGGGAAAGGGGTATCATGGACTTTCTAAAATCAATTTTTGGTGATCAGGCATTGACTTATGACCAGCTGGCCGAGAAGCTCAAGGACAACAAGGACATCAAAATTGCAAACCTGGCTTCCGGTCAGTATGTGGACAAGGCAAAGCTTGACAGCAAAATCAATGAACTGAATGCCGCCAATCAGACCATCAAGGATTTGCAGGACACGGTCAAAAAGTTTGACGGGGTTGATGTCGAAAAGCTCAAAAAAGATTTAGCTGATTGGGAGCAGAAGTACAACAGCGACATAGGAAAGCTGAAACTTGACTATGCACTTGAAACCGCTCTTATTGCCAGCAAAGCAAAAAACACAAAAGCCGTTAAGGCGCTGCTTAACCTTGAAAACATTAAGCTGGACGGCGACAAACTGCTTGGGCTTGAAGATCAGCTCGAAAATCTTAAAAAGGAAGCAGACTACCTTTTTGACATAGAAAAATCCTCTGACGGCGATGATGGAGATGACGGCGGCGATTCGAGTATGCGCTTAAAAAGCGGAGGCTCGCACGGAAAAAGTAATCCTGATTATGACAAGATGTCTGATGAGGAGTACTATGAAGTGATTTTTAACAAGAAAAAGGAGTAGATGATTTATGGCAAACGAATTTATTACCATCAAGGAAATAGCTAGACAGATTCTCCCAAGACTTATCGAAAACCTGGTGTTTCCAAACCTTGTGCACAAGGATTACAGCGACACCTTCGTGGTAGGCAAAGGCGCCACCATTCAGGTAAGAAAACCCGTAATCCTTGAGGCTAAGGATTTTGACGAAAGTACCGGCACATCTGCGCAGGATGTAAAAGAAGAGTCGGTCGAGGTAACTCTCGACAAGCTGGCCACCGTGGACGTTGAGTTTGGCGCAATTCAGAGAGCCACCAATGTGGACGATCTGAACCGTCTGTTTTTGGAGCCGGCCGCTGTTGCTCTAGCCCAGAAGATTAACTCTGACGGGCTGGAGGTGTATAAAGACATTCCTTACATCGCTGGCACAGCGGGAACAACTCCAAGTGCGCTATCTGACCTCACGGCAGCGAGAAAAATTCTGAATATTCAGAAGGCTCCTGTCGCTCCCAGATATGCGCTGTGGGATCCCGAAGCCGAGGCGAAATTCTTGGAGCTTGATACCTTTGTCGAGGCGGACAAGTCCGGTACTACCGAAGCGCTGCGCAACGGCTCGCTCGGCAGGATTATGGGCTTTGAGAACTTCATGTCTCAGGCTGTTAAGGTGCATGAAAAAGGTACACTTGTCACAGCCGGCACTTCAGGCAAAAAGATATTGCTGAAAGGCGCTGCTGCCGGAGCTACGCAGGTAACTCTGGATACCGATGATACTTCACTGACCGGAACGCTGAAAAAAGGCGATATTCTCACTTTCAAAAAGAACGGCAACACCGCAACAGTTGTTGTAACCGCCGATGCGACCGCCGAGAATAATGAAATTACCGTAAAAATTTATCCTGCTCTTACAATGGCGGATAATGCGGAAGTAACAATCACGGATAACCATACCGCTAACCTGGCGTTCCATCCGAACGCCTTTGCGTTCGTAACAAGACCGCTTGCAGCTCCTGCAGGTGTGGAATCTTATGTTACTGCATATAACGGCGTAACCCTCCGCGTGGTTCGCGGCTATGACATGAAGTTCAAAAAAGAAATGCTTTCAATGGATGTCCTTTACGGATATAAGACCATGTATCCGGAGCTTGCTGTCCGCTATCTGGGATAAGCAAAGGAGTGAGTGGCATGCCGTATGTTGATTGGGCGTTTTACAACACAGCCTATGCCGGCAATGTCATATCGGAACAAGATTTTCCCCGCCTGATAAAAAGGGCTTCGAGTTATATTGACCGGATAACCGGCGGGAGAGCCGCCTCCTACTCTCCCGCCGACCCGGTCAAAATGGCTGCCTGCGCTGTTGCAGAGGCTTGGTACATCAATGAAACAGGCGGCGATGTAGTCAGCCAGTCTGTTGGCAGTTGGTCGCGGACTTACGCCAAGCAGGTAAAAAGCGATGAAGCAAGGCTGTATGACGCGGCAAAGATGTACCTTGCCAATACCGGATTACTGTCGAGGTGGATATGATGTTCCGTGATACTGTTACCGTCTACAACAAGTACAAGGCCTCAGATGGCACGGAAAAATGGCAGCGGACAGTGTTGTTCGGTGTCTTTTGGAACGCGATTAAAGGTGCCATAATGCGCCGGACAGGAGTGGCCTCCGCTGACAGCGTGCAGCTCATCATACCTCACAGCACCGCTGTATCCTGTGATCGCAGATATAAGCCCCCGAAGGAGTGGGCTGGGTTGGCTGATAAGAGCCGCTACTGGACGCTGCAAAGCGGAGATACCGTTATAAAGGGCAGTATTGAATATGATGTTGTCCGCTCTTCCAAGGAGTTGCTGGATTTTGACGATGTACTGACCATTACCAGCGTGGACACTAAGGCCTTTGGCGGCGATATGGCTCACTGGGAGGTGTCGGGGAAATGACGGTAGTGTTCAACATGGACAGCGCCGCTGAGATGCTCCGCCGGCGCGGGCTTGAGCCCAACGGTCGAATCCAACGGATGTTCACTGCCCGATGTGCCGCTGAAATGGACCCGTATGTTCCGATGCAACAGGGCGTCTTAAAAAATACCCGTATTATTGACGTCGATAGCGTGACCTACAACATGCCGTATGCCCGGTTCCAGTATTATGGTAAGGTTATGGTTGGCGAAAAGTCCCGAAGCGCCTATGCCAAATTGGGAGAGCGTAAGGTGGTTATAGATAAAGACCTTCAGCACCACGGAGCACCGAAGCGCGGACCGTTTTGGGACAAACGCATGTGGGCGGATAAGAAGATGAAAATTCTTGACGACATTGCCCGCGCGGCAGGAGGAAGGGCTGAACCATGAGCATTATCAAAGCTGTACAGGATTGGCTGTCTGAATATGACGGCATGGACATGCGCCCATTATCTGAAATCAAAACCGATTTGACGGAAGAGCAACCTTCCAGCTATGCACTGGCCGCTGCGGGGAACAGCAAAATCACTGAGGACATCCTTGGTAACCGCACTTACCAAAATAGCTATGTTTTCTACGCGAGGGAGGCCGCCGGCAATGAGGTGGACCGTGCAGATAATCACGGATTTCTTGAAAACCTCACTGTCTGGATGGAGGAGAGAAATGTTCAGAACAACCTCCCTCAACTGCCGGATGGTTATACGGCTGAAAGCGTAGAAGTGTCCAACGCCATGCTGTTTGATATTGACGAGAATGGTATGGGGTTATATCAAGTTCAAATCCAATTAACTTATAGGAAAAGGAGTGATTATTGATGCCCAAAATTGAACGCAAATTCCTTGCGCATTATATTGACGTAGCAATTCCCGGTTCCGACGGGTCGAGCACACCTAGTTATGTTCGGCTTGGCGAGGATCTGGAGGAATACTCCGTCGAAATGTCCGCGCAGGTGGACAAGAAGAAAAACATCCTGGGCGAAACCAGTGTGGTTATTTCTTCGTATGAGAAGCAGGGCACGGTAGAACCGTACTACGCAAATTCAGGAGACGCGCTGTTTGAGCGCTTGCAGGACATTGTAGAGAATCAAAAGGTTCTGGATGACTGCAAGAGTACAGTGGTGGATGTATACCTGTGGGAGGAGCCCACAAACGAGACTGTGTTCCCTGCGACTCGATGGGATGTAGTTATTGAGGTCACCTCATACGGCGGAGACAACACCGGCGTCCAGATACCTTTCAACATCCATTACACCGGCCGGTCGACAAAGGGCTATTTCGATATTTCAACAAAAACATTCACAGTTGAGGCGCCCGAAGAGGAAGAGGAATAATTCCACAAATAGCCCCCTTAGCTCTTTTGTTAAGGGGGCTAATTCTTTAAAGGGGGAAGAACCGTGTCAAAAAATATTATGTTTGATACCGGTATAGAAGAATATGTAGTCAATGGCGGAGAGGTTTTGCGGTTTAACCCCACCGACCCCAATGTGTACGCCCGTTTCGTGGAGTTTTACAAAGAGCTGCCCGAAATCACAAAAGAGTACAATGAGGCTTTAAAGGAATACGAGAAAACCGCAGACAGCAAAGAGGAATACGACGAAAAGGGCTTTGACAAAGCGTCGAAGCTCATGGAGATATCAAAAAACACTGACAAGGTCGTCAAAGAACGGTTGGCTTATGTGTTCGGTGAAGGCAACGACTTTGACAAGATACTGGCCGGCGTCAGCATGCTGGCTATGACCGATACAGGCTATACGGTAATCGAAAACTTCATGGATGCCCTGCTTCCAATCATTGAAAAGAATGCTGAAAAACGCAAGGCATTGATGGAAGCGAAAGTTAATGAAGCTGTTAAAAAAGCGCAGCTAAACCGCGCACAGCGGAGGGCGATTGCTCATGGAAAAGTGGACGCTTCCGGTAATAGCTAATATCGGTGGGAAGGAGTATTCAATTAATTCAGATTATCGGGACATCTTAGAGATTATCTCCTATCTAAACAATGAAAGCGACCAGCAAATTGCATGCATGATTGCTTTAAATTTGTTTTATGAGAACTTCAATGAAATGCCCGTAGAGCATTATCAGGAGGCGCTCGATTATCTTTTTGAGTTCATAAATGCAGTCTACCCGGAAGGCAAGGGAAGCAGGCGCAAGTTAATTGATTGGGAGCAAGATTACCCTATGATTATCGCGGAAGTAAACAAAGTCGCAGGATGCGAAATACGTTCACTTCCGTATATGCACTGGTTTACTTTTATCGGATATTTTAACGCTATTGGAGATGGGCAATTAGCCACCATTGTTTCCATTCGTGATAAAAAGTCCAAAGGCAAAAAACTGGAGAAATGGGAACAGGAGTTTTATAGCGAACACCATTCTATCATAGATTTTAAAATTAAATATACACCTGAAGAACAAGCGGAAATTGCCAGGTTGAAAGCTTTACTGGGGGAATAAAACATGGTCGATGGATCTATTGTAATAAGCACGAAAATAGATAACTCCGGGGTACAAGGCGACACCAGGAAAATGGCTGACGCCTTCAAGCGATTCAGCACCACGGTGACAAATATCTTGTCCGGTAGCTCAAAGTCTGTCCAGAATATCAGGCAGAGAATCGTTGAGACGAATATCGCTATTGAAGAAGTTCAGCGGCAAATGAGGCGCATTGTGGAATCGGCAGCGGATTCGGATAAAGTTACCAGTAGAGCTTTTGAGAATGCAAAGTTGAAGGTAGAGCAAACTCTCATCGCTATGGGCAACCTGGAACGCCAAATGGAAGCCATTGCAAAAAGTACGGAAGAAAATCTGGCCGAGTTCTACAAAGACCCTGAAGCGCTTGATATGGCAGTTGTTAAGGCTTTGGAATCAGATATAGCTTATCAGAAATTGGGTGCGCGTTTTGACTCGCTACTCATAAAGGCACAGCAGTATAGAGCGGCGGTAGAACAGGCCCATAGAGCGGCGATCGCGTCTGTCGGCACACAGAGCCGGGAATATAAGGCTTTGGAAAAGAGGTTGGCCAATCTGCAGACCAGGTTGAAGCAGTATAATTCCCGCCTTTTAAATGCAGAGACGGCCGCGAAAAAGGCAAGCGCCTCCGCCGGATTGTTTGGCCGTGGGCTCACGGTGCTTACTGGCAGAATAGGAAGGCTTGTAGCAAGTATATTTGTGTTTAATGTGCTGCGGAAGGGCTTTACTCTGATCCGTAACTATCTTGCGGCGACACTTAAAACAAGCAATGAATTTAATCAATCTCTTGCCCGGGTTAAAGGCAATTTGCTTACTGCTTTTCAACCCATCTACGATGCGATACAACCACGCCTCGTGCAATTTATGAAATGGCTGGAACGAGTAACTGCGCAAATTGCTATATTTATCTCAGCCCTGGCAGGGAAGACGGTTAAGCAAAGCGCGCTGGCCGCAAAAAATCTGAACGAACAAGCGAAAGC